GCAGAACAGCAACATGAAGGAGATGCCCAACACGATGCTGGTGCCTTACAACGCCTACCGCATCATCTCCACCACCCCGCGCAGCACCACTTCCGACACCACGGTGATGGAGTTCTTCCTGCGCACCAACCCGATGATCACCGCCATCGAGCCCATCAACGAGCTCGAGGCCTCCAAGTCCGGCGGCGCCCTGTCGAAGGACCGGGTCATCTGCTACGACCGCAGCCCCGACAAGCTGCAGCTCCACGTCCCCCAGCCGCTCGAGTTCCTGCCGCCCCTGCGTCAGTCCCTTGAGTTCTCCGTTGCCGCCCACGCGCGCATCGGCGGCCTCGCGCTCTACTACCCCAAGAGCGCCATCGTGCTCGAGAAGGCCTGATTCAGGCCCTCAGCATCGCGTTTGTTCTGTTGGCTCTTTCGCTTTTCTGATCATGATTCTCGTTTACCGCCCCGAACTCGAAAGTCCTCCCATGGACAAAGAGTGCACGATTGGTTTCTCCTTCGTGCAATCCAAGGGGCAGCCCGAAAACATCCAAGTGGAGTCCGGTGTCAACCGCGACTTCCCCGAGGACGTATGGGAGAAGATCCAGGATTACGACGTCGTCAAGAACATGCTCAAAGTCGGTGCCCTGCGTATCGAGACCGAGCAGAACCTTGTCCAAGATCTGCCCTCGGCCAATGTCGACACCATCGCCGACATGCCAGTCAACCAAGCCATGCGCCTGGTTGAGGACAGCTTCGACATCGCCCAGCTGCAACGCTGGGAGAAAGGCGAGCAGCGGATTCGCGTCCGCAACTCCATCAGCAAGCGCATATCCGCGATCACCGAGGGTAATGGCTGATGACCGTTCCCACCTCTGTTGAGTTTCTCAACCGCTTCCCCGAGTTCGGCGAGCTTTCACTCTCCGTAATCGATCGGTGTCTCGCAGAGGCTGGCCGGGTAACTGCTTCCTCCGTGTGGCGTACAACCCACACCGAGGCCGTCAGCTACCTGACCGCACACATACTCGCCACCCGCGTAATGCAGGTGGGCCTCCAAGTTGGTGCTCAGTCTGGCCAGCCCTTGGGCACCGGACCGGACGCCAGCCTCTACGGCCAGGAGTATGAGCGGCTCAAAGGCACCCTGCCCATCTCAGGTTTCGCGCTGTAACCATGGCCATTCCTGCCTCGACTATCCGCAACTACGCCCCCTGGGGCAATGCACAGCTGTCATTCGAGGTTGGCGGCCCTGTACTCAGCACCGATCCCACGACCGGTAACCAAGTGCAGACCATCGAGTGCGTCGAATACCTGGCCGCGCTGAACATCCAGGCCCCCGCCTGGAACGGCCAACCAGGTGTCGACAACTCGACCTACGCCTGCACCGGTCGCCTGCTCAACCCGCCCCGTTTAGATCCTCGGATCACCAACGGCAGCCAGGCGGAAGCCATCATCAACGGATACCACGGCCGTTTCGAGGTCGTTTTCGATCTTGCGATGGACACCGCGGTCTACCGCGACATCCGTCAGTCCCTCCAAGGCACATTCCGCGTCATTGGAGGCCCGATCGATGGCTAACCGCCCCCTCGACGCCCAACTCAAAGCCGCTACCGCGAAAGCGACCCAGCAGCTCTCCCGTTGGCTCGACACCCGCTTCACCGCGGAAATCTCCGCACCCAAATGGGACTACCCAACCCCACCACAGGTGCGCGACATCGTGGACACCGGCCGCCTCCGCGCCAGCCAGACACGCACCGTCAACCCTGACGGCTCCGTGACCTTCACCTGGCCTGTCGAATACGCAGCCCAAGTCCACGAGGGCGGAGTAAGCCCCACCGGCCTCCGCTTCCCCGGCCGCCCCTGGACAAAGGTCCCCCTCGAGGAGGCCCCCGCCCAGTTCGACCGTTTCCTGCGCACCGCGCTAAGCGCTGAGCAGCGATGACGATCTCAACCGCCTGCCCCAGTGTCCTCTCCCTGAGGACCACCATCGAGCGCTACATCCTCGACCTTTACCTGGCCGACGGTGTAACCCTCCGCCCCGAGGCCGACTGGCCCGGGTACTACAGCCTGCCCGCCGGCAACCGCATCCCCGCGGTCTACGTCGTCGGCGCAGCCATGGTGCCATCCGACTGGGCAGTCACCGGCATCGAGTGCACCCTCACCGATGTCCCCGAGATCGCCTCCCCCGGCTCCGTCGGAGCCATCCTGTCCTACGAGCGCTGGTCCGTTCGTTTCACGAACTACGGCGCCCACAAGGGCACAACCATGGGCACCACGCTGCTGGACATCAGCCGCCGCCTTGCCCGTGCATTCCCCCGGGACAATGTCACGTACATGTCTCGGACCGAGGCCACCTACGAGGCCTTGACAGTGTCCATCCTGGGCGCTGTTTTGAACCCCCCGATCCCCTAAGGAGTCCCCACCATGGCTGACTACGCCATCGGGCTGTCGTTCCACAAGGCTCACCGGACCCTCGTCCGCGCCGTGGATCTGACCCCGCCCTGCCGCTACTACGCAACCCGCGACACCGCGGGCCTGATCACGCTGCCCACCCTCGACACTGGCGCAAGCTACGTCGAGATGCAGGGCATCACCAACACCACCTTCGCCATCAACGACAACAACCAGGAGTTCCGCCTCCTGGGTGATGACGGCTGGATGGACAGTGTCATCACCGGTTCTTCGGTGCAGGCCTCGGTGACCGCGTACTTCCTGAAGAACGCTGAAATCCCCGCCGGCCAAAACTGCCCCCAGTTCCGCGGCGACTACGAAGAGGGCTTCGCCCTCATCGAAAAAGCCCGCTACAACAAGGACTTCGAGATCTACATCGAGTTCCTGAAAGAGCTGGGCCAAGCCGAAGGCACCACCGGCGACTACATCTACGACTTCACTGGCTTCAACGCCGTTGTCTCCAACTACAACGAGAACATCACGGCTGAAGGCCTCACCGAGGTCTCCTTCGACCTGATGTCGCGTGGCCGTCCGGTCTTCGGACGCTATGACGCTGGTTCCACCCCGCTGTCCTTCGGCGGCGTCCAAACCAGCCTCCTGTTCACCGCCCCGAGCTCGGGCACCCACCGGTACGCCACCGTCCCTGCTGCCAACGCCGACGCAGTGGTAGTAAGCGCCGACCTGACCGTCACCTACACCAGCGATGGCTCCGCCGCCTTGACCCAGCTATCCCTGGGCCAAACCGACGGAGGAGGCTTCCGCCTCGAGGTCGCCGACACCGGCGTCCTCGTACCCGCCACAGTCACGCTGGCCACCAACGTGGTGACCATCAACCCGACCGCCAGCCTGGCTGCCGCCACCATCTTCCGCCTGCGTGTCGCCGACGGCGCCATCAAACAGGCAATCGATGGCAGCGGCGCCCCCTCGGCCTCGGGTGTGCGCACCTCGCTGGAAGGCTTCGAGACTCTCTTCCGTACGGCCTAAAGGTCAGACTGAGAACGAGCCAACACTCATCCTGCCCCGCACCTGCGGGGTTTTTTCTTACCTATGCAACACGATCTGTTGATGGACGCCGCCCACACGGTATTCGCAGTCAACTGCGTTGTAGAAGACACCACCCTTCACTGTGGTGCCTTGTACATGGAACCCCTGATCCCGTTCAAGTCTATACGCCTAGCGTATGAAGCTGCTAGTGTAATGGTTGACCTACCCGATGAGCTGCTGAATCAACCCGAGCCCTTCCGGTTCTGGTCAATCGAGCTCCCCCTTGCTGATGGCTAACTACGCGTCTTTACTTTTCGCCCCAGAGGAGTACCACCAAATCGGGCCCTTCCGCTTCCCCATTTACCACGACCTGGTACCGGGCGAAGCCAAAGGCATCGAGACCATCGGACGCAAACAGTCCAAATCGACCTTCCGCTCCATCAAGCTGGCGCAGCGCATCGCCAAGGACAAGGAGATCACCACCAAGGAGGCCGTCGACCTCCTGAGCACCTCTGAAAACTCCGACCTCCTCTACGACTACGCCACCGAGCTCGAAGATCTACAACGCGAATCCGTCGGCGCCGTCGAACAGCAAATCGCCCTGGTAACGCTGTTCATGCGCTACCGCGCCGAAGCCAAGCTGCCCAAAACCAAGGACTGGCAAAAGCTGAGCGACTGGACTGAAGAGGACACCGAGGCCATCCCCACCAAGCTCATGGAGGAAATCTTCCAACTCATCACCTGGGAGCGTGACGGCTGGCCGAGCGCGGGGGGAAACGAACCGGAGGCGGAACCCGAGTTCAGCCCACCCCCGAGCAAATCCTGAAGCAAGCGGAGGACACCCTCCGCACCCCCCTAACCGACTGGGATTCCCTGTACTTCCGAGTGCGAGCGTCCTCGGTGGGCGGCGACTTCACACCAGAGCGCTTCGTGCGCACCCCGGTCAGCACCATCCGTTGGCTGCTGCGCCAGATCGACGACGACGAGCGCGGCCGCATGAACCTGGGCAGCCTGAGCACCGCAAAGATGACAGCGATTCTCATTCAAGTCGCACACGGCTTCTCCGGCTCCAAGCGCAGCGCACCAAAGGTAGCCCCCCGCGACTTCCTCCCCTTTCCCGAATGGAAACCGAGCACGGCCATCGCCGACGGCCCCTCCGCGCCCACGAAGTTCATCCTCACCGAGCTCGTGCGCACGCGACGCCTGCCGATGCACGTCTACGCAGCGCTCGCTACAGGAGCCGACAGCTAGCCTTAACATACGGATAGCGCATAGCGGGCTGTGTCAGATTTCAAGCTCAAGGTAATAGCGGAGACTCAGACTGCTGAGCGCAGCCTTAAGCAGGTAGGAGAGGTAGCGGATAAAGCGACAAAAGCGCGCAGTTTAGACATAAAAGTACCAAATCTGTCAGGCGTAACAAAGACTTTTCAAACGCTAGAACGCGATGTAAAGAACGCCGCAAACACAATAAACACGTTTTACAAAGTAGGTAAAGCGCTCCCCGGTAACTTTGGAGAGTCAGTTCGCGCTATCGAAAACGTAGGCAAAGGCGCCGCTAAAAGCGCAATAGCCCTAAACAACAACAACACAGCCGCAGAGATATTCAGTAACACTCTAAAAAGCGCCACTGGTGCCGCCGGTCAACTCGTAACAACCCTAGCAAAAGTAGGCTTCGCCACCTTTGCCATTAAAGAAACCGTAGGCTTGCTACAAGCAGCCTTCACTGGCTTCTTTAACAACACCATCGGCCGCGAAGTAAAGCTCCGCGAGACGATTCTCAAGACCCAAACAACCCTAGCTTCGACCAACAAGGTCTTCAAAGACGGCAAAGAGATTACCGACCCTTACCAGAAAATCGTCACCCTCACCGGTGCTGTCCGCAAAAACATCGACTCCATCCGAGAGCGGTCAATCGCCCTAGCCGGCGTCACCTCCGGAGAAGTCATCGAAGTCTTCGGCATCGTCGCCTCCCAGGTTGGCCAGATCGGTGGCGGCCTCAAAGAAGCCGAAGACCTGGCCATCAACTTCGCCGCCGCCCTCGGTACCTTCGGCATCCCCCTTTACCAGGCTCGGCAAGAAGTCGGCTCCATCCTGCGCGGCGACATCACCGTCGACTCGTACCTCGCCAAAGCGCTGGGCATCACCAACGAGGACATCGCCAAGGCGAAGACTGCGACCGGCGGTGTTGTTAAGTTTCTTGAAGAGCGCCTAGCCGCCGCTGTCGCCGGTCAACGCATTGCCGCGGAAGGCTTCTCCGGCGTCGTTTCCAACATCAAAGACCTCAGCGAGCTCGTAAATCAAAACTTCGGAGCAGGTTTACTCGATCCGCTGCTTGATAGCTTAACAAAAGTCTTTGACTTTCTGTTTAGCATACGCAATGAAATGTTTGCAATATCCAAGTTAGCCGGTGAAAGCATCGGTACGGTCGCAGACACAGTCCTCAAAATGGTGGGCGGGGCTACCGGAGGCGCACGCCAAACCCGCCTCGAGGGCGGTGGAGGTGGTGGGCGCACAGGTGGAGGCACTCCGCTAACAAGCAAGGTAATAAGCGACTTCGGAGCCGATGACGCGCTTAATGCGGTAAAAGCTACAGTTAAATATGTGCAGCTTGAGTTTAGCAAAGCCTTTTCAACAGTCTACTTACAAATAAGCACTCTGCTCGAGCGCGTTTCGTCTGCGTTTCTGGCCGTAGGCGGGGGCCTAGCCATGCTGGCCAAAGGCCTGCTGAGCATAAAAATAGAAACGTTTAAGGCATTGATAGGCGCGATAGAGTCAATATCCCCCGCGCTATTAGTTGCAGCTAAGGGTCTCGGCGCTTTCTTAGCTTTATGGGGCAAGTTCATGGAACTGCCCCTAGTACAAGAATTAGCTCAAATATCTGCGGGCATGAAAGTGCTTGAAATGACTGGGGTTACGCCTCTTATTATGACAGGCGGCACGTTGTTCATGCTGTTTAAGAACTGGAGTAAAGTTATAGAATTTGTAGTTACACAATTCAATTCGTTACGTACTATCATAGGAGGTGTTATAGCTTACATAGGTGGGCTTATTGCTCAACTAGCTAGAGCTGCTACGGCTATG